AAAAGGGAAATAATGCTTTAGATGCAATTAATAAGATACAAAATGGAAAGATAAAATAATGGCTTGGACACCAAGACAGCCTAGATTAGATTACGGAGCTGCAGATGCGATGCGTGAACTGAATGCATTAATATTAGGATTAGCATCGAAACATATTGAAGCCAAGCAAGATGAAGAAGAAACTAAACTGGAGTTAGCTTCAGATAGGTTAGCTAGTCTTGAAAAAAGAAGAAATACATATGAAGTTGCTTATCTAGAGAAACAAGCCCAAATTGCTGGTTATACAGGAGAAGCAGATAATTTAGGAGATCTATATAAAACTGGTAAGGTCCAAGGTATAACAGCAGATATATATGAAGAGCCTTTTAAATATTATGAGCAAACTATAGCTGCTACTGATGAACAAATAAAACTTCTAAATCCTGCAATAATTAATTCAATAGATAATTTATTAAGACTTAGTCAGGCGGAGAACTTTTTAACTAAAGGTGTTGGGGCTACTTATACAACAGGTGTGACTGAAGAAGAGAGGGGAACATGGGGGTCTGAGGACATTACACAAGATATCTTTAGGGAAAAGTATTATCCTGAATTAGAAGAAAAGGCTCTAATGCCTAAACCTCTGGAGACTTACTTTGAAAAACACAAGTTTGATCCAGGTGTTGCCGAAGGTCTTGAGGCACGGAGATTAACAAAATTAGAATTAGAGGAGAGGGTAGTTGGGGGAGTATCTAGAAAGCAGATTATTAATGAATCTTTAAATAGAGCTGGTGAGTATTATCCTATGATAGATGAGTCTGGCGTTGCAATGATGCAGGCTACTTTTGGATATGGAGAATTTCTTTCTGGTCTGAAAGAAAAAGATACTAGTATGCAAGATAGTGGAAAGCAGACTTTTAGTGTTGAAACATTCAGGATAGGATTATTGTTTGATCCTCAAATTGCTCTTAAGTTAGGTGTGCCATTGGCAGATATTAAAAATCTTCCTGCAGCTGAACTTGAGAAGTTATATCTAACACTGTCAGAAGGTAAGGCAACCTCTTCATTAGTGTTGGATGCAATGGAGATAGGAGAAACTATATTTAATGAGAATAGTCAAGAGAGAAAATATAGTAGATCTGATATTAAGGCAGGAATTAAAGTTCCTCTTTTTAATACAAGAGATGAACTTATAGCAAAAGCATATATGCAGTATAGAGAAAATAAGAATATAAGTCCAGATTTAGCTGAAAAATATAGGAGTGATGTTTTTTATATTCTTGGTATAGATCTTAGATCTGAGGGTACTGTAAGAGGAATATTAAGAAGATATTTCAGAACAAATTCTGTAGAAGGGCTTACTGGCAGAAAGGGTGGTTATGACAAATTGAATGTTGAGGATCTTACTGCTAGTGAAGCTTTGCTTTTAGATGATTGGGTGAATCAAGTTAGAGATCAATATTATTATGATATAAAAGAAGATAAATGGATTACAAATATTAGTGGAGCTGGGGTTGAATATGAGTAATGTATCAGCATTTGATAAGCTTAGAATAAAAGCAGATTTTGCTAGAGCTAAGCAGGATTCGGTTAGAAAGGCTACTGCAGAGGAGGCTGCACAGATTCTTGCAGCACAACAGGCTGCAGAAGAAGAGAGATTAGCGACTGCAGAAGTTGCTGATGAAGGTCAGCTTTCATATGGAGTTCAACCGAAGATTCCTGGAATACAGGAGGGGCCAAATCCACTTAATGTATTTGGAAAAGGGCTTTTACTTCAGACAGAAGCAGATATACAGCGAGCAGCAGGGCAGAAAGAGCTTTATGGGAAGGGAGGTCAGTATATAAAAGAAAAGGTAGGGCCATTAGTAGGGAAGATGATGGGAGGAGATTATCAAAGATCAGTAGTCGCAAATACAATTGGTTTTCCAGTAGATGCAGCTAATGCACTTTTGTCTTTATTGGGGATTGAAGTAAGTAGTAAGCCTTTCATGGGATCTAGACAGATCAAAGAATCTCTTGATTATTTGTCAGATAAACCACACTCTGAAAGGTATATAAGATAAAAGATGAGTAACGGTAATACATATATTGAATCCGAAGAAGCTAGGAAACGCAGAGAATATAAAGAAAAGATGCTAGAATTATATAATCAGCAGATGCAGGCTGATTATGTAACTGATGAGGATGAGAGCAGTATGATGATGGATTTTGCTGGAAATCTTTCATGGGGGGCTCTTTCTTCTGCATCATGGGGAGCATTAGATGTAGCTGCATTAACAGAAACTGGTAAAAAAGGAAGATCAGCTCTTGCTCTTGGTACATATAAGCCATGGGAAGAACAGACTGGAGCTGGTAAGGTTGGATATATAGCAGGACAAGGCTTAGGAATGTTGGCTACATTTAGCTGGACTGCTAAGGGTCTTGGTTTACTTAGTAAGCTTCTTACAAGAACAGCAACAAATAAGACAGGTACATATATAGCAAGAAAAGCAGGTACTGAAGCAGTAGAAAAGTTTGGTGAGAAAAGGGGTATTGAGCTTTTAACAAAGTATGGTGATAAGTTAGCAGCAGGTGAGGTTGATGATCTTGCTTTAGAAGGTCTTGAGAGAGGTACTCTGGCTGCTATGAGGGAGGCTACTAAAATAGTTAGGTCTCCTGGATATAAGAGACTTTGGAAACACAGTCAAGAAGCATATACTTCTGCTGTAGATGACCTAAGTCGTAAATTACTTGGTGAGATGCCTGACATGGGACTTGAGTCTGCAATGAAGTTGTCAGATGATCTTATATCTTCTTCCATGAAATATTCTACTCATCAATTTCATAATTACATGGATGGATTGATTGGAAGGGCTGCTGCATGGACAGCAAAGGGTCCTGGTGTTGCTGGAAGAGCTGCTGAGTGGACTCTAACTGGAAAAACAGGTCAATTGATATCTGCTATGGCAAGTGATGCAGCTTTAGGATTTACACATCATTTAGCTCAAGCTGCTGTTGAGAATATAACTTATAAAACTGGTGAAATTTTAGGTGGGGAGTTTGATCAAAAAGAATTAAAGCATTTTGAGAATTTAAATTCAGGTTTTATGGAGACTCTTAAGCATTCTGGTAAGTCTGGATTATGGATGTCATTGATTGCACCAACCAGGTTTCTAAAGGGAGGTAGAGCTGGGTCTAAACTTCATAAGGAAGCTTTGTCTGGATTGAATACTTTAAGAAAAGCATGGAAACCTGCAAATAGAATGGCAGGTGAACAAGCAAGAACTACATTACAGCTTATAGATGATGTTTCTGGGGGAGCTTTAAAGTCTAATGTATTATCCAAGGAATTGCTTGGTAAGAAGATAGGAGATCTGACAAAGGAAGAAGCTATACCTATGCTTCAGAAGGTTAGGAAAGATTTTTCCAGGGAATGGCTTGGTTATATGGGAACAGAGATCAGAAAAGATTTATGGGGTGCTTCTCCAAGAATGATAGCTGGTGCATTAGCTATGAATCTTCCTGCTATTAAGCAGTATTATGATGATACTGGTAAGTTTTCTATAGTTGGAGCATTTGGTGCCGACCCAACAGAAATAGTATCTAATATGATAGTTGGGATGGTCTTTGCTAAATCTGGAAGGACTTTTGGTGAAGGCAGTACTAGTGCAAAACAGTCAAGATTTATTGAGACAGGGGAGTTAAAGCAGTATTACACAGCTAACATTAAAAAGATAAAAGCTGTGAGGCATGGACTTGAAATGATGGGATATAAATCAAGAGGCAATGGTCTTGATATTAATCCTGCTGTTGTGGAGTACAGGGGTCGTTCTTTAATTAATAGTGGTGATTATAAGATAGTAGATGATATTCTTAGGGATAAGTTTGTTGTAGCTGAGGATTCAGCAGTAATAGAAGGAGCAAAACCATTAAATGAAGCTTACGAATCAGTTATTGATGTAACAGGAGATCCTGTACAGAGTGCCAAGTTAAGAATTGCAATGCAGGTGATTGCTCACTATGATAATAATGCTACTGATATTGGACGTGTAATGAGGCATGTAACTCCTGGTGAGGCATTGGAAATTGTGGGCAGGATCAATGATATACCTGGTATCAAAGAACACAAGACGAATCCTGAAGTATGGTTAAGACAAGTTGAATTGCAGTCTGGTAACACTGCCAATGAAAGATTTATAGATCTACAGATGAGAGCTATGACTGATTTTTATGAGAGCATTGGAATAGATACCTCAGGTAAGTATGATCCAACAACAGGTATACTTAGACTGCCAAAAATTGATATTGAGAAATTACTTGGGTCAAGACCATCTCCAGAATTACAGTCTTTAAAAGCTACACATGCAAAGTTTATTGAAGAAGGTATGGCAAATGGATGGCTTATTGTTGAAGGTCCACCTCCAAGGGAGATGAAGACTTTGAGTAATACTGAATTGAAAAGTGTTGAAAAAGGATATAAACAATTTGTCGGATTGATGAATGACAATACATATGGTAGGGATACCATGATGCATGATAGGAATATTTTACATGATAATAATATGTGGATAGCCTATAATGTTACAAAGACTGATATGGATACAAACAATGTTTTGTTCATGAATTCATCAGCTTCTACCAGAAAAAAATTATTCACAAGCTTATCTGAAACTGATGTTGAGCTATTAGATAGGCAATTATCTTCATTACAATTAAATGAAGGAGTGATAGCTGAGTTTGGTCCAGGTGAGTTAGATACCAAGATAGATGCAGCAAGGGTTACTGAACTTTCACAATTTCATTCCAGAGTTCAGAATGTTCATAATATTCTGACTGGTAATAAGAATATGAATAAGCCTACTAATAAAACTGTAACATTGGAGACAATTTCAATTGCAAGAGAGCATATTAGGAATAAATTAGGTGATATTTTTGATCATGATGCTGCATATGAAAGACTCTTAAGCCAGTCTGTTGATCATATGGTTAATACTCTTGACATACAGAGCATACATAGGGATCAGCAATTAAAATTTAGTCTGCTTGTTATGATGAACGGTGGTGTTGCTCCTAGCGGTACAAGTATTGGAGATCTGTCTAGATATGGTGGACTGGTTATAAGAAGAGAAGGTACAATAGAAATACCAGACTCTAAGGCGTTGTTTGATATCTTGAAAGCATCTCCTGATTTACAGGAAGTGAACTTAGATAAGTTAATGGATTATTATTCTGACTTTCAATCAGGCATAAGTGCTGCTTCTGGTAAATTTAATATAACTAATGATGTTAATAATATTGCTAGACTAGTTAAAGATGCTGGTGGAGCAGTTAATGTTAGAAATATACTTAGCACTGCAAGACTATTTTCACATATAGGACATGTAAGTGATTTGCATAATGGTTATATAAATCTGGAAGCCTTTATGAATAAGATAGGGAGTGATAATGATAAGTATATAAAAGATTATGGAGAAATGAGAGATTTTGATACACGTCTTAGTGGAAGCTTGAAAGATCTTATAGAAAATATGGGAACATTAAGAGCTAATATTAAGCATCTTATTGATACTAGGGATTATGATGCTCTTATAAATATGAAGCTTCAAGAAACTTCATCTCTTATGGAAAGTCTTGAGAGATTTCAAAAAAGAGATTTGATGGATGTTATTGATAGGGATAAAGGAAATATAGTTGATGAATTATACAGACAAGAATTAGTAAATGTAATAGCTAAGGCAAAGGAGATGTTAGGAGCCAAAGTTTTAGGCTATGAGAACATATCAGCATATGTGGATGAGCAGATTAAGAAAAGTACATATGATATATATACAAGAGAGCATGTGTTAAGAATAAATACTACTCCTCAAAAGTTTGAGTCTGATTATGGAGTTCGTACTTCTGATCAGGAGAGTATTATAGATAAAGCTTTAGGAGGTAAGACTGCTAATGATATTGTTGGGAATTTACCTATAATTAGAGCTGTTACTGATCTTGTAAATGCAAGAGATAAAGAGCCACCAGATATTGTCCAGAGGGGTGGTATTGAGCAGATATATAATGATGCATGGCAGTTAGTTTCTGCTAAAGCTTTTTCAGATGATGTAAAGAGAGTTAAATATGTTGGTGGTTTTGATGGTGGTATGTTTATATCTGATAAGGTTGGACTTCCTGTGCAAAGAGCAGGCGATGGGAGAGGTCTTACAGGGCTTAAGAATATCTTGTTTGGAAATGGAGAAGGTTGGTATGAGCTTCAAAAAGATGTAAAGTTTCTTATGGAGGGAGAAGAGGTTGCAAGGGATCTGAGAACATTTGATGATAGTATAATGTCTACTATAGATGGACAGATTGAAGCTGGTATAGGCATTGAATCAAAGACCGTGAGGAATGAATACCTTAAACAGACATTGAAGGAAAATCTTATAGCAGAGATTTCTCCAGATTCAGTGCCAATGATAAGGGTAATTTTAAATGATCAGACACAAATAGTAGTAAGCAAAGACTTAGCAGAGCGATCTGTTAAGGCTGCATATGCAGAAGGTGGTATCTTATCTGAACTTGTTGGTGCAATATATGGTGCTAATACTAGGGCAGCAAGAGATTTTCTACAGAGATTTAGAACTCCTGATATGACTGTTGATCTTTTGAAAGATGGTATTAATGAAGCCTGGAATATCTTAAATCAGCCATCTTTACTTATAGATGGTGGAAGAACTGGATTGGAAAGAGTTCAAGAGCTTGACTATATGAAGAGAAGAAAGCTTGCTGATATTAGTAGTGGTAAAATTTTAAATGATAGATATCATAATGCATTGACTGAGTTCTATGATCTTGTGGCTGCAGAAACTGGTAGTAGTCTTGCAGTTAGACTTGCTGACTCTTATAGGGGCATGAGAGATGAGAATGGTGTATTAAGACCAATGAGAAGTATATCAATAGATGATAGTGGAGAAGTGTTGTCTGTTATTGACAGATTTAGAAAAAGATTAGATATGTATGATGAGGATATAATGATGGATGTAGATAGAGATAAGATGGAGCAGTTTATTGAATCTATCAGTAAAGAGGTAACTGATTCCCCTACATTTTTAAGTAAGTCTGCTTTCTTGAGATTTTTAGGTACTTTTGCTCCAAGCAGGGAGTTGATTCAGCTTAATGAGGCAGGAGAAATTGTAGGATTTAATGTTGGTTCTATGAAACCAAAGGGTGTTGACATACAGATAAGGGAAGATGGCAGCTTAAAAGTTTCTTATGATAAGACAGCATTTTTTTATGATCCTAAGATAGGTGAGGCTTTAGATGATGCTAAATTAGATGAAGTAAAGTTTAAGTCTGGTAATAAAATTAATGTCAGTAGAGTACCAGGGGGAAATCTTGAACCAAACTATGTTGAACCTATTACCAGAAGGGGAGAGGTTGATGCTGCAAGCATAGAAGAGATAATGTTATGGACAATAGATTCTGCGAGAGATGGTACTGGTGTAACAGAAGCACCATGGGAAGCATACAATCTTACACAAGTATCTGTTCCTCATACAGGTACTGTTGGTTCTAATACTGGAGTTCATTATTCTAATAAGAGTGGATTGCATGACTGGACTCAGATTGGTGACCATGTTTCAGAGTTTGGGAATTTAATGGGAAAACTTCAAGATTCTCCTGAAGCTCTTACTGGAATAGGAAGAAGTTTATCAGATATGGCAAGGACTGAGGGAGATTTAAATCCAGCACGAACAGCTTTGGATTCTTTTCTTGATAGCCAAGGTGTAGTTGTAAGTGATTGGATGGGAGATTTGGTAGTTGATAACTTGTTTAGCAGGTACTTTCAAGGTTCTAAGATTGCATCAAGGGAAGTTAAAGGATCTTCTTATAGTCCTATGGCTCCTTTCCTTGCAGACAAGAATGTAGATTTGCCTGTACTTTATGAAGGTGAAGATAACATAGGAAGACAAAGGATATACGGTGGGTTTGGGATAAATAGTGACATAGCCCAGATGCCTTTTAAAGCCTTAGGTAGGTCTACTCATAATGAATTTCCTGTAAATGGAGATAAAAATAAAAATGTAACTGGATTTTTCATAGCAAGGCATAGCTTTTTTAATCCTGTTATATCTAAAAATAGTAAATCTGAGTTTGTTATTATACCTAATGAAAAGAAAGGTTTTACTGTTATTGTTGAGGGGATGGAACTTAAAAAAGATGGAACTTTCATAGATATTATTAAGGGTAAGCTTCCTAAATTATTGGCTGAACAAAAGAAAGGAAACAAGGAAGTCTATGAGGCTATAGAAAATGATATTAAAGAGCTGAGAACATTTTGGGAGACTGAGGGAGCTACCAACGAGAAAATGCTTGATAGGTTAGCTTCTTTAGTTGATGAGACTGGTGCCTTAAGAGATAATATGTGGATGGGTGTGATGAATACAAGGCAGCCAAGAAATGCTTTTGATGTTATTGTAAATAAGGTACACAGAGAAAATATTGGTACTGAAGAGAATCCTATCTGGAATCATTATGATGAGAGAGAAGGTAATAGCACAAGGCAGAATTCTGTTGATGTTTTAAGGCAGGATGCTGATCATGATTTTGATAAGTCAAATGTTTATAGTACAGCACCTCCTGATTTTATTAAAGAAGTTGCTACAATGGCTGGAGCTAGAATTATTAATGATCCTGTAGAGTATTCAGAGTCATTAATTAAAAAGGTTCAACTTGATATGGGTGATCAAGCTGGTATGAGAGATTGGTTTAAAGATGTTAATAATACTAGTGCATTGCGTGGTAGGTTTGTAAAGCTTCACCAGATATCAACTTATCTTATGAATGCTTTAGATGAAGGTGGAGTTCTTGGAAAGATGATTATTAATAATAAGCAAGTTTTGATTAAGATGAAGAGCAGAAGAGAATATATTGATGTTGTAGGAAATATATCTAAGACAGTAAAGTATTTTTTAGATAATTATAGAGATATTATAGATGTGCGAACAGAGAAAGGATTCTCTCCTGGTATAGATAATTTTATCAGGGATATTTTGTTTGGAAAGGAGAAAATAGTTAATGGTGAGCCTATCACTCAGTTTGAAGGATTGTTTGAGTTTGTTGGTGAAGGTGTCAATCAAAAAAGATTAGATGGCAAAGTAGGTGGAGATTTAGTGGCAGAAACATTATACAGGGAGATTGTAAGTCCTCTTAATAAGTATCTAACTTATAACAGGGGTGAGCTTACTGATGCTGATATTAAAAGTAAGATGACATTGAAGGATGTTTTTACTGGATGGTCTGGTGTTAAGAATGCTTACTGGACTGGCAGAACACAGAGAGATAAGATATTAGATATAGAGGGATATAAAATAGACTTGACAACTGGTAAAAATAGATTATATAAATTCATAACAAATGAAAGTAATAATCCTTTTGAGATTTCAATGAGGTCATTGTCAAGTTCTTATGATGCTGCTCTGCGGGTTAAAAGACATGGAGCAAGTCGAGAAACTGCTATAGAAACTTTAATATTTCAAGGAGAGAGTCAAAGCTTACCTCAGGATCCAACTAATATTCGCAGTGTAAGTGATAAGATTTTTAAAATGGTTAAGGATGAGGGAACATTAGCTCAATTGGCTATGGTATCTGATAGGCTGTCAAGTCTTGAAGGTGAGCTTGCTAGATTAAAGGCAAGTCAATATTCTAATCCGTATGACATAGAAAAGGCTGCAAATAGTGTTGAGTATTATACTAATCTTAAGATAGAGCTTGAGCTTTTAGCAGGTTCTAAGATATCTGCACAAAGGCTTGAGAATGTATTTAGATTTTCACAGGGTAGAGCTGAAGGAAAGCAGACTGCTTATGGTGAGGACTGGGTTGTTTGGGATAGCAGGGGTAAAAATATTCAGCAGGTCATAAGAGAGGGTGAAACAAATCAAAAGGCTATAAGCCCTAGCGATATTATAGTAAGGGGAGGAAAGAAATTTGATCTTTCTCCAGCAAAGAGGCAAGATAGGTTAAGAGAAAAATGGGTTGCTTATGGAAAGCCTTTGCTTGAAATGGTTTCAGGTGGAGGAAAGGTAGTCTCTATGAATAAGCTTCAGTATGATGGTTCTGTAATACCTGCTTATTTAAATTTTACAGGTCAGTATGGAAAGGTAGGCAGAGAGTGGGGTGTGCATAGAGATGGAGTACAATTAGCTAATGATAGAAAGACATTATTACATTTGTTTTTGAATGATATTGGTAATAGATATGGTTTGAATGATCCACTAAAGAGAAGATCATTTATATTTAAGTTAATGACTCCAGAGATTGATCAGAATACTTATGTAGTTAGGCAGAGTAATGGCAAGTTTGCATATGATTATAAATTTACTGAGAATGAAAAGATATCTAAAACTATATACAGTTACTTGACTGACGTAAGAGAAAGACAGTCTTTTTCAAAAGATAATGTTATGACATCAGAGGAAGCAAACAATATTATACTGGAATTATCTAGAAAACATGCTCTTGTATATTATGGGTTAACTGACCCTTACACTAATGTTGACATTGCTTCCACAAGGACTGCATCTTATTTATCAAACATGAGTAAGAGACTTGTTGATATTGATAAGAATATTCTTAGGCCTGATAATTTAGTTAAAGGAAAAGAACATGAGTTTAATAATGCTATGTCTATGATAAATCAATTTATAAATGGTGACAGATTAATTACTCCATTTGATATGGCTAGGATATCAAGAAAAATAATAGGTGCTAGGGGTGGAGCTAATATGTTTACAATAGGAGAGAGTTCAAATTCTAATCCAATATTAGTGAGAAAGCATGGCAAGAAGGGAACTGAACTTAAGAAAACTATAGATCAATTATTTAGTGAGAAGAAAGAGAGAGAAAGACGTTGCAGGCAGCCAGGTTTATAAAATGAAAAATAACGAAAAAGTTATATTATATATATCAAATTTTCAAACTGATTTTAAAAAGGTGCCCTACCCTACGAATAGAATTTTGAAAAGGAGCCTATAATGCCTATATCAGGAAATTGGATGTATTGCAGTGGTGCTAAAAATCTTTATCCAGATCTTAGTGATAAGGAGATAGATAGAGTTGATCTTAGGCTTACAGAAGCAAAAGATAAGCATTTTACAAATAATGCTACTTTGAAGAAATTTGGATGGCACAATGATGCAGAAATATTCAATGAAAGGTTCCAGCAGGCTACTGGTAAGAACTTTGAATTGCATCAGCCTACAATGAGTGATGTTAGAGTGTTTGAGAAGTATATGAAAGAATGGACAAGATCTATTGAGAGAGGGTATGAGACTGCATTTCATTCATGGAAGCTGCTTCCTCAGAAACTGAAAATACTTCCAGGTGGGGAAGAGACTTATAGAGATTTGTTGCACGTGGTTTCATATGAAAGAAGACACAAGCAAAATGCCCAAATAAATCTAGGTAAGATACAAAAAGGTATGAAAGATTTAGCCAGTAGAAAACATTTTGATGTAGATACAAGTACACTTGCAAAGCTTGAATCTTTGATTATGTCTACTACTGATCCAAAAGAAGTAAATAATATTTATAATGAAATACAAAAGGAATTACAGTCAAAAGGAAGTATTAGAACAAGAACAGTGGCTGGTGATCTATTTTATGGTATAGCAGATATACTACAGGGAGCAGATGTCGATGGTTTAAGAAAATCTACTCCTGATGGCAATGCTGTTCCGTGGACTGCTTCTCAAAAGAAGATAGCTAAATCAATTCAAGGTGCTTGGATTGATTCAAGGAAAGATTTATCAATTGTTGCATTAAATGCTTTAAGGATGGAAAGAGATTTTGCTAAAAGATTGGATATGAGAGAAAACAGTGCAAGAGGTCTTGAAAAATTTCTTGATACCATAGAGAGCAAAATTAAAGAGCTTGAATTTACAAATGAATCTGTTAATGATAAAAGATATGATTTAAATGATCAGCAGCTTGCTGAAGTAGGCGAATCTGGGAAAAGGCTTCGTAAAGAGGGCTATATGCCTCACCAGATCTTAACTATGATGAAGCATCTTGAGGTTTTTCACGATTGGATGGAAGCTGACAGTCCAGATATGAAGATGACTGCAACTGAGAAATTCAAGGATCAGATTTTATCTAGTGATAGATCTTTTATTGATAGGTTAAAATCAAGAGGTGAGCAGGCAGAGGAATATTATTCAAGGAACCCTCTATTCTTTATATCTCAGTACATTCATGATATAACAAGGTATAATTATAAAAGGTCGGTTGAGACTGTTTTAGCTAATGCTTTTGATAGCTTAATAAAGAGCAAAGAATTTGCTAAACGTCATAATACTTTGGAAAGTGAACAAGTAATGAAATTTGCAGATGAAGCTATAGGTACCTTACTCAATATAGCTGAAGAATCTGTAATTACTAACAGTCAACAAAATACTAGATCTAAAAGACTGGCAAGGTTTGCTACTTCATTGGGGTTTATTAGAACTATGGGTTATAATGTTAGAAGTCCAGCAAGAAATTATACTCAGAAGTTTTTTGAGTATATGGATCTAGGATTTAGAGCTCCCAAGATAGCTAGAGCATATATACAAGGCAATAAAGACATTGAGAATGCCATGACTGATTCTATTGAAAGACATGGTTTATACTGGAAAACAGATGATTCTTTTATAAAGAATTTAACAAAGAGTTATAATACTGCTGCAGCTACCAGAGGTACAAGAGAAAGTACTGCATTGCCACCTGGTATGGCTGAAGTAGATGGTAAGATAATGATTGTTAATGAAACTTTGTTTGATAAAACATTAAGAGTATTAGATAAGGTTGCTGATGTAGGTGCTTATATGCATAGAAGTGTAGAAGATGTCATAAGAAGGCATGCTTTTACAACTGCTTATGGGCTTGTGCATAAAAATTTATCTGAGTTACCAGAATGGTTTATAAGTAAGGAAATAGGAAAAAAGTCTGCTACTGATGCAGAGAGAAAGTCCTGGATAAACAGAGCTGCTGGTGAAATGGCTTATAATAAGGTTATTGATATACATTATGAATATTCTACAATTCAAAAACCTAAACTTATAAAAGGTCCAGTAGGTTCAGTTATAGGACAGTACAAGCAGTATAGATTTTCTAATATAGATATGCAATGGAACTGGATAAAATCTGGACTTAGAAGGATAAAATCTGGTGGGCTTGCTGAGTATGAAGCATTAAGGTTATACAGGTTAGGTATAGCTTATTCAATATCAGGTGGTCTTACTGCAGCTTTAGGTATTGGTTTTACAAATTTATTTCAAAATGATTCCTATGAATGGATAAAAGGATATTTTGATTATTGGACTGCTGACAGAGGTACTAAGGAAGGTCGGAAAAAAGCTGAAAGAGCTTTATATGGCAAAGGAGAACTTGGAGAGCTTGGACCTACTTTTGGTGCTTTTCTTGAAACAATGGAAATTTTTAATATGATGAAAATTGATCATAGTCATAGACTTGCAATTCTTGGAATAACAAATGATATATCACCAGTAGAAAATATTAATGACATGGATAGAAACTATAGATTAGCTAGGTTAGTTAATTTACAGGGAGCTAGAACATGGTTTCATACAAGGGAAGCTTTATTGAATAAACATTATATGAGAAGTTTTTTAACTGAAACTGGTCTTTTTGCTGATAAAGAAGCTCAAGAATCTTCAGATAGTTTTATGAAGTTTGCAAGAAAGGCTACTGGAACTAAAGCTTATGTATCTAGGTCAGTTAAAAGAGAAAGAGAAAAATTGTTAAGAGAATTATCTCCTAGTTATGCTGCAGCAGTTAAAAGTATTGATGCATATTTAAGATAAAAAGAGGGAAAGATTTCTCTCTCCCTCTCTTTCTTTTCATGAGGTTAACCAATAAATTTACCTATATCTCTAGCTAAAACAACATTTAGATTATTAGCATGCTGTAGTATATCCAATGTATTAGTAGATTTATCAATATTTTTCTTTGTGTTATACAAATATGTTTTAAATAGTTTTTTCATATCATCCAAATTTAGTGCATTTATTGATTCCAACTTTTCTTTATTGTTCATTTACTTTCCCATCATGTTAATTAGTTCTAACCAATCATTGTAACGCATTACAATGAATGTATCTCCTCTATCTTCCTTTACTGCAGTCACATCGCAGGATTCAGGAACTTTAATCCACTTAGCTATTCTAGCCCTGGTCTTGCATTGAACCTTAAAACCACCTACAAGGCAGTCTACGTCCTCTTCTAGGCCCAAAGACATCCCATTGGATGCATATGCCCTCTTTGATGATAAACCTGCCTTAGCAGCCAAATTTACCACCAATCTTTCAAATCTATTTCCTTTTGCTTTACTCGGTGATGCCATCTTCTTCTCCTTTTAAGTTATGATCAATTATACCAAGTGTTAGTCTACTGCCAGCTCTTGCTGTAAGTGAACTCTTTGCAGTCTTACTGATCTTATCATCTATACTCCAGTTTCCACCTTTTAGTATAATACTTATTTGTGGATTAGGATCTCTCTTAGATGGTTTATTTATTTCAAATTGCATGTAACAACCATTCTTTATTGTGATAACTTTATCCCAATCTTCAAGAAGTATTCTTCCATGACTAAATCTACTTGTACCAAGAGACATGAACTGGTATATATTTTTATCTGTAGGATCATTTAGTGACATTGATATTCCTTTCTAATTAAATGAACAAATATTAGCCCCTCATCTCGCAATCAAGATGTTAACCGTGTGTGTTTATAATCTGGCATGTATACAGGGTGATATCTTATTACGTCCGTTTCAGACCTGTACTGCCTAGCATTTTTGCTCCTAGGAGCTCATCGGTGTATTTGTTCATAGTTATTGGATCATGTGTACACGGGTAGTGTTTTTCAACCTACCCCACCACGGCCTACGAGTCCTTTGACTCTCCACTACTCTGCTTAACGCAGCTCCCTCTACATGATCCAAAATCGGGGATATTGGTGCCAACCTAACAATTCAATTCACTTATGATTTCATCAAACTGTTATATCCCCTCAATTTTGGCTCTCGTGCCTGTCCGCCATGTATGACAGGTTTCATTTCCATTCGTATAGGAACCTTAACAGTGGTGGCTAAACCGACCTTATACTGTTTTGCCCGTATGGAGGGGCTAATATCTTGAGAGCCATTAATTTTTATTTTCCTCTTAATCTATTTAGTTTACTATCCACATATCTGTCTTCATATTCTTCAACTATACCTTTAGAAGTATATTTAGTGCCAAATAATTTGAATACTTTCTTTGTGAATACTTTACAGAACTCTTCATCTGTTTGTGTTCCACCATCAAGATCATTTACTATATTATTAAATCTATCATGGTCTATCGTATCTATTGTTAAGTCTTTAAACAGTCCCATTTTCTTCCTCTTCTTCCTTTGGTTTATCAAATAACCATTTACTTACAAAATCTTTAATCTTCCCTTCTACCCTCTTTTTAGGCAGTGTACTCAAATCTTCAGTGATCCACGTAATTTGTCTAATTTCCCAATGATCAGAATTACTATCATAGTAACACTCAACTGTAAAACTCTTATCATTTGCAGATCCGTAATAACGTGTAGTTTGAGTATAATTATCTTCCATTTCTATATGTATCATTTGCTACCTCATATGTTTCGTATTTAACTGTTAGTTCTTCACCTTTTTTAATATTTCTAAGAGTATAAAGAATCCAGTCAAAGGATGTTTTGTCTATTACACAGTTTGGTTCATTGGAGTGATTAATAAATCCTCCTAGCGGAGTTCTCATTAAACCACTCCAAATTTCACCATTAAGATCGTAATGAGTAGTTCCTATCTTCTTTCCTTCTTTAATTGCCTTTAGAGCAAATAACCCTAAGCCATTAATCTTAGACCTTTTAACAGTAAGATATCTTGGTAAAGGTCTATAGGTTTTCATATAGGAATGCCAACTCTTGCTTCCAGTTTCTTTACTCTGTGAGATACGTTAACTATCTTCTGTTCAAGAGCATCTACGCTATCAATAAGCTTTAACATATCTTTCTTTATCTCTTTTAAGCCTACTTCTTTGGGCGCATTACTTTTCTTTTTTACAACCATTTAATACTCCTATTTTTTAAACGCTGGACTAAAGAAAGCTTTTGCTCCCTTTATAACTTTACGCATGAACCTATTCCAGGGATCTATAGTGTACTTTCTTTTTGCTTTTGTTTTTTTCATACTTATTCTCCTTTTAACTGCAATTTAGTGGTTTAGTATTTATTTTATTATTATCTTCTTCATCATCTCCAAAATGTGAATACTGTTCTTTATTAAATTCATCTGCTGTTGTTTTCTCAGTTACTCCATATATCTCCTCATTGTTGCATTTACGTTCAATGGTCTTAACAGCAGTATACCAAGTATGTCCACCAACATCTTGCACTTCAACATAACCTGAATCTAAATCAATAGATTTAATATTATAGTAATCTTCTTCATCTGTTACTTTTATCCAGTCACCTATTTCATAATCAGTCATGCTAATCCTCCTTTAAATATGTAGTGTACTTACCAATAGCAATATTATATGTTGAAACAGTAAGTCTTTTAACATTACCATCTCTGCATCTATCAGCCATTTGTCTTATTTGTTTATCTATATCATGTCTGATAAGATTAATTGCATCAGTAGATACTTGTATTCCACGATCATGAAATACTTTCTTAACTTTTGTGATCTGTATCATCTTTTTCTTCCTTCCTGTATAACTTTATATATGAAATAAGCTATAACAATTTGTATTAAAAGGAATAATTCAAATAGTAATATTGTTTTCATCTTTGTCTACCCTTTCTTTGATCTTTTTTACGACTTAGGTGTCTTCTTTTCTTTGCTAATGTAGTGCATTGATCCCAATACTTGATTAAAAGATAACAATCATTTATCCACTCATCAGTATCTTTTTTCTTAGTTTCTTTCTTTGCTACTGAAAGACCTCTCATAAGAAATCTCATAGCAGATTCCATGGTTTTAGATTGTACTATTGATTTGTCAAATCTACCATATTCTCCTAAGTAAACATAATCTCTAACATAATCTCTATTAGATAATTTTTTAATCTTCACATTGCTTTCCATGTAAACCTCTAATCCTTTCTTCTTTAGCTTCTTTAATTATATCTTTTATCTTTTGAAAGTCCTTCTTTAATTGCTTAGATCTATCTGATATAATACCTTTAGAAATATACATAAAGATTGTATCAATTTCTTCTTCTGTTAATTTTACTGTAACTGTTACCATAATGTTTTCCTTAATAAAAGAGGTGGAGTTGTTAACCTTTACGAGAATCTCATTCTCCACCCCTTTATATCTGAAGTTAGAGAGTGGAGAAAGGAGAACCTCATAGTTGACTTTTTGCTCAAGGAGTTCAGCTCAAAACCACTCTCTATCTTCATAGTTTTCATTAAGCTACAGCTAATTCTTTATGCAGCTTAACATGACGTGTTAGCACTTCTTTTGGTGGTGACAATTTCAATGCTTCAGTACAAGCGTTATAGAAAGACCACATATTCTTTTCTTTGAATGCTTCATGTGTAGGTTTTTCCCACTCTCTCTTTGCAACTGATAATTGTCTTGGAAGAAGAATATTTTTACCAAATAGTAATCCTAATTGTCTATAAGCATTATTATCAGTAAGTTCAATGTCTTTCATTTTCATTGACTGATCATTCATTTTCTTGAATTCAGTATCAGCATTCTTCATTGTACGCATTAAGATAACTTCAAGATCATCATATACATTACCAGTATGTTTTCTTAGGTATGTTACTTGATCTCCCCTGAAGCATAGATTATCACAGATGAATACATTCATTCCAACTGCAATACCTATTGTAGTGCTTTTATCATAACTATTTCTACCACCAATAGTTAAGCCTACATCTTCAGTACCATTTTTATAGTTTAGACAAAAGAACATATGATTTCCTTTTCTACCAAGGGCATAATTCTGACTTTCAAGTTTATATCCTTGGTTCTTAAGAAACATATTTCCCATATCTGCTGTATTTTTAACCAAATCAAAATGAGATACTGGCTTATATGTTCTTGTCTCTTCTGGCAAAGGAACTTTATCAAGGTCACTTAATAATACTTCCTCTGCTCCACAATGTAATGTTAATTCACTCATTGTTTTTCCTTTCTATATGATTCTGCCATTTTTTCTTTGATCTACATCAAGCCTGCAATTGAGTCTTTCTTGTTCTCTATTCTTTAAAGTAATGAGTTCAAGATGTTTTATTACACCTTCACTACCCCTGATTGGCTTTAATGCTAATATCTTATTGGCATTATAAGATATCCTAAATGATCCTGATGGACTTGATATATCTATTCCATTCTTAAATGCATCCTTAGATAATTCCCATATTCCTATTACAATGCAGTCTAAATCTTTAGATAGATTCATTATGCTTTCAGAAATATCTTTATCTTTTGATATCTCATCTCTGAATCTTGACTTCATTAATCCACAATGGTCTATGAATATTACTTCTGGCTTAAAGTTAATAACATCAAGCTTCTTCTTTATCTCCCATGGAAAACAAGGCTCGAAATCAAACTTTATATGACTCATCTTAGGCATTCCATTTTTACCAGTTTTGTAATGATTCTTTAGATCTTCCTGATTCCATCCATTATGTATCATTGCTATTCTTTCAATTACCTGCTTCCTTGACATCTCAAACTCCATAAAATATGATTGTTTTTTGATAGCAAGCAGCCAATTTAACATTAGCATTGATTTCATTGATTCTGGAGGAGCAGTAAGAAGTACAGTTTCACCTGGATATATAGGAAAATGTTGGTCATACATCTTACCTATATCTAATGGAACTTGATCTGTTGAATAGAATTTTATTAACTCTTGTTCAAGATCGCTTACTTCATAATTACTGATTGATTTCTTAGCTTTATATAGTTTGCATTCAGGTGAACACATTCTATCTTTAACTTCAGAATGACATCCAAAATGATATCCTTCACCACTATTAGCATTATACACTGAATGCATTATCTTCTCCATCTCATCTTCAGTAAATGGATTGTCAAGTACAGATATTTTACTTCTCCAATATTCCATGAATATTCTTACAGCATCTTCTGGGAATCTTATTCTTAAATGAGATCCAAGAGTTAATGCAGCTTTATGCCTGAAACCATATGGTACATTTTCCATCATCCTTTGAATGCATATATATTCATTAGAGATAGAAGCTCTTCCCTGAGAAACAAACTTTGCTTTTGGAAGAGATACAGTCACATCAAATACAGGTTCTGTTTCTAACTCTTCATAGTTAAAGTTATCTTTAGGTCTTGCAGCATTTATATCTAACCAATGCTCATCTACATCCATGATTTCAGATTGCTTTATTGGAACTTTCCAATATCCAGAATTTATCTTTAAAGTATTAGGAATTCTAATTAACCTTACTCTATCTATAACAAGCGGATCTGCATAATCATATATGCCTTTATTCTTTAAGATATGTTTAACCTTTAAATGCAAATCATTACATGGTTCCCATTTGAATGCAGAACCAGATATATGAACATGGAATCCTTTCTCTCCAGAGAAATATACTTGTACTGGAATGTCTAATAGATTTATTAGTGCAAGAGTTAAATCTTTAGCTTGTTTTATATTTGCTCCATCAACATCAAATATAAATTCATCAGGCATATATAACTTTCCTCTATATCCAGATAAGGTTTTCTTTTCCTTCACATGTTCAACTACTTCTTCATCATAATCCCATAAGGACATGAATGTATCAGAAGATATGTTATAAAATGAGGATACTTGGCTTGGTGGGAAGAAATGGTGACGATTAGTTAACGAAAATGCGTATTCTTTTAATATCATAAGCTATGTCCCCTTAATAACCATACTGAATCTTTTTTAGTTGATTTTTCTTTTACATTGATTATGTTTTTCTCTTTCATGTCTCTGAAGACTCTTTCATATGTAGAAGGAGATCCTAACCTTCTTCCATATAATTTCTTTCCTCTTCTTGAAAGACCTTGTATATCTCTGGTACGAAATCCTAGTTTTCTATTATTCCAATACCATTTGATCATTATTTCTATATGTTGTCTTACAGTTGGTACCATTATATTTTCCTTTCTTTTAAAAGAAGCTGGCAGATGCGGATGATGCGGGGTTCTATATATGAGATAGATATCTACCAGCTTCTAATATTATTGGATTCTAGAATGGTACTTCAGTTGTAGGAGGATCTGTTATTGATTTAATAACAGTCTCTATTGAACTTGGGCTTTCTCCATTCATAGATTGAAATGTGTTTAGACTTCTTTCAGCACGACTTTTCCAGAATGCTACATTTTCTTCTGTATATGAGAGTTTATCTGTATCCATTACAACAGGAGCAGGTTCACGCCATATACGAGTGTACTTATCATCTTTAGGATCTTTATGAAATAATACATTTATAGTCATTCCATTAAGATTTGCTGGATCATCATCATATGTTATAACTGGATGTTTAGCACCATTATCAATAACCTCCTGTATACCAGCATTAGCAAACCTAAACCAATTAGAGATTCTAAACTCTTCATGTGTAGTTTTGTTTATGGTCTCATATACACGAGCATTCATATTGTCTGGATAATCATCAAACCAAATATCTATAAACTTTTTACCATTATAGGTATCATATTTGGCTTTCTTTATTGTTAGTTCTTTCCATCCTGGTTCATAATCAGCACCACTACCAGAACCAACTGTTACTGTTCTAATTGCCATTTTCTTCTCCTTTGTTAATTAGTGTAGATAGACTCTTTGTTTTTCCAGTACCTGGGCTACCGACAATTAGAATTCTTACATTTGAGAATCCTTTCTCTTTAGCAGCTCCAATTACAAGCTGGAAATCTTGTTTCATATCTGATGGAAGTAAATCAGTTCTATCTTTAGCATGCTCATATATTTCAGAATGCTTTGTTCTCCACATGTAATCTTGAGAGTTACCATTCTTCTTTGTATATGTATAAAACACAAAATCAAACCAT